AGTTGGTCTACAACAGGATAAAGCTTATCCTTTTCTTGTGAACGAACTTTTGCAAGGTCGTCCTCAGTGTAGAACTTCTGTGTAGAAGTCGGTGCTTCCTCAGTAACAGTAGGTGCGTCAACACCCGACACGTTAACTACTGGAGCGGTATTAGCTTCTGCTTCAAAAGCAGACGCCATGTTCTCTGCAGTACTCATAGCTATATCCTTTGATTCTAGGGGTCGTTGTCCGAAGTGAGAGCTCATATGACCAAACGGTTGTCTTGCTATATTTAATTTTTCTCTAACAGCACGAAAAAATCAGGCTAAACCCTTATCTTTCGTACTCTTCTGGATTACGACGTTGAGGCAACATCGTTCCATAAGCTTCAGTGACTAACTTGTTGCGCAAGTCAGCTTCGCCCATATTTGCTTCCGCAAGGGCCTCATCCATAACAGGTGCTACTGGCTGCATAGGTGCTTGTGCTCCAGCGCTAGAACCAGGTGTAGGTGCTCCTGGCTGACCCATAGGGGCGCCACCAGTACCAACAAGAGAACCTGTCAATTCTGCAATTTCGGTTTCAATTTGAGTCTGGAGAAGCTTGAGAGCACCATCTGCTGTAGCGTCGTCCAAGAGCTCTTGACGGATTTCATTGAGCTTCTCAGCAGGAAATTCCTCGCCCAAGGTACGAAGTGCGCCTTCCTTAGACTCCAGACCAAGGGAAAGAAGGGTCTGGATTTCGTTAAGCGCGATTAATTTATCTAGTGGCAGTGGCTGTGGGAACTGTACATAGGAACGATAGGTAAGTGGGTCTTGTGGGTCTAGCTTGTCCAGCTGACCCTTCTTAAGCTTCACATCAGTGGTTGGGTCCCAGGTGAAGGTCTCAGGCTCTTTGACTGCAAGGCTGAGGAGGATGAGCTCATTAACGCGCTCTAATCCATGTGCGTACTGAATAATCTTCTGGTGATAGCGATTCATCAGCGGTTGAAATTGGATAGAGAGTGCTACACCAGAAGTATTTGAAATAGGCTGTGCTTGTCCCAAAGCTGTTTCAGGGACACCAATCATTTCGTGCATGGCCTTCTTAAGCATTGCTAGGTATTCCATAGCGCCTTTGAGACCCTGTGAACCGCCTTCAAGGTTTTCTACACGAGCGTCTTTAGGAAGACCTCCCCAGACCTTGTTAGCGCCCTTCTCTAGCTGAGAGGCCTTTGCGCCAATAATGACAGTAACAGGAGCAGCGTGATAATTAACAATATCCGCAATGTCCGTCGCCGTTTCATTATAGGTTCGGTTAATGTTGATAATATCGTTGCAGTCCGAGAGACCCCAAGGTGAACCAGAGATACGCACATTAGGAATGTGCACAACAGGGATAACACCAAGAGGGTTCGGGCGAGAGTCAATAAGTTCATCGTTGATGTACTCCTCAATCATGTCATCCGTCAAGATTTCGGTGTACGTAAATACCTGACGCGTGCCTTCAAGCGACGTACCCCAGAAGCGATACTTAAGCTTAAAACGAATAAGACGCTCACGGTCGTGAGGATGGAATTCTGGAAAAGCGAACGACGAGTTAAGAGGTAGGATACGGACACGTCCAGGGTGAGTGCGCCCAGCAGAATCCACATAAGCTTCTTCATACGCCACCTTAATAAAGCAGTCGCCTGACACTGAGCCTTGCTGTCCGATTTCCCACAGAACAGTGGCTTTGTTGTTGTCTACTTCCCATACCCTCTCAAGCAGGTCTGGCACGATTGCTTCCGTTTCTTTCGGGGAACGGAAGGAGACCCCTTTGCCGAAAGTGAAGTTAATAACAAAATCAGTAAAGGCGCGATAATAATTAAGGGCAATTTGAGACTCGCCTACTTGACGGCGATAAGAATAGTGATGGCCTAAGTACATAGCCCAGTTGAGGCTATAACGGTTTAGACGAGGGCCGTGAACTTCAAATTCTTCATCCGCTAGCTCTACGAGTCCTAACGGGGAGATGGAGATTGTTAAGTCGCTTGACGCCGCTCTATACGAGGGGGGTGAAAAGTCAATCGAACTCACTTAATTCCCTCCGACAAATCTAGTGGGTAAACCATAGCACAATTATCGACAAATCGTTAAAAAGATTAATTTAGAAACGCTTAAAGCTTTCGCCATTAATGTTGTTTTTTCCGATTGGCTTGGTTACTTTTTTCTTTTGCTGCTCTTCTTGTTTATCTTTTGCTTCTTGCACATAATCACGGAATCGAGGGTCTACTTGGCCCTTGTTCTTTACGAACTGTCCGCCCATTTGAGAGTACTTAGCATGGACCCAGTGGGCCGCTGCAGGGGACGGATACTTAGCGAATTTAGTGCGAGCTTGCATAGTAATCATGTTCCAAAGTTTTGGATTCGCAGGCGTTTGGTCTGGCGATTCCTTTACTTCTTTACCTCGGATGAGGGCCATGAAAACTCCTTAGATACCTCAAATCCCAGCCCCTAAATAGAGGCTGGGTTCGAGTAGTTAAATTAGTCTTGGACGACTGATGGGTTAAGACGCTGCTGATGTGAACCGTTGCGAACAACTTCTTCGATGCGGTTATCACCATGGTCAGCAAATGCACCGTTTGAGAACTCAGTAAGAGTATCTGGTGCTTCTACCCAAGCTGCTGAACCGACGTGAGCGCGCTCGCGCATTGTCTCCTCAGCTGGCTTTTCAAATACGTTTGCATTACGGTTTGGACGACCTGCTGCTGGGATATAACCCTGCATTGCGCCCTTTGAGAATTCGTTTGGAACATCGGTGTCTGTTGCGATACCTTCTTCAAAACGAAGTGGGCCGCGCTGTCCTGGTGTTGCTGGGGACATCTTGCGGTCGTATACGTTGCCAGGACGTTCTGGCATCTTTGGTGCTGGTGCAATTGTCATTAATGACTCCTTGTTAGGTTGAGGACCTCGTATAAAAGTGTCCTACAAAACAAGCCAATAATCTGGATAAAATACCTTTTATCTAAAGAACGGGCTTGAGGACACTTCTACAGAGGGCATCGTTAAGTCCATAGTTAACGAGCACGCAATCGCCAAAGAGTCGGCAAAGTCATCGTGGGCATGCGCTTCATCAGGGGCATGAGCCAAAAAGTTTGGGCCCTGAAACTTCGTCTCTAGGTCAGACATCTGCTGATAGAAGCGCTTCCACGTACGTAAACGGCGAGTTTTTGCATGAGCAGGCCATCCCACCATACGACGGTCGATAAGGGCTTTCAGGTGCTTCCAGCGCTTTGACTGCTCAGACTGGCTACTACCAAGTGAATGAACTTCAGCTCTAGGAAGAAGAATCTTTAGGCGTTGGGCAACTGCGTCACCTACACCGTTGGCATCTACTCCTACCGCAAGAACGTCATAGCTAGATAGAAACTGAACTATCTGGAAGTATTGGTCTTCCCAGTCATCACCTTGTAGTTCTAGCCAGTTTAAGATTCTATGGTCAAAATACCCAAACTCATCTGGGCGGTCCCAATCCACCCACACTACGGTTACTACTGTGGAGTCAACCTTACGTGCAGGGTCAATACCTACAACAACAGGGGAACGATGCCACGCCTTTACTGTTTCTTGAGACGTGTCTCCGAGCTCATCAAGAACGTTAGAGGTGACGAACATACCTCTATCGAGTAACCACTTACAGTTGTATGACATCTGGAACTCATCTGAGTCCTCACCAATGCGCAGCATTTCTTTTTTAATGTACTTGCCGTAGTTAGGGCTTACCTTAGCGACATCTTTGTAATCCCACTGAAAATGGTTTTGACGACCACGAGCGGTTTGACGGCGCCTATTTAACTGGATAGCTCGGTAAAAATTATTCTTATGAGTAGTCGGAGTACCTGTCTTAATCATGGTTCCGTTATACGCCGCGAGCATAGGAGAGATAGATTTAGAGACTACGAAGTCATCTGCCTCTTGGCACTCATCAATAACAATAAGATGGAACGACTTAGATTCAATCTTTGCACGAGGGTTAGCAGTCATCATCATAAGAGATGAGCCAGACTTACGAAGTTTAATCTGTCGAGTAACACCAGCTACTTTACCGATAGAGTCATCAATCTCAGGGTCGCCCAAAATCTCTAGGGCACGCTCAGAAGTCAACCGATTGACGGTACGACCAAATAACGTTTCTACCTGTGTCTCTACAGGAGCAAACATACCTACCCATAAACCGTGCTTAAATTTGCCCAAGAGGTCTGGGTAGTGAGGGGCTAGGTGAGGAAGTAGCACCATAAGCGCAGCTACAGTGTTAGCGATAGTCTCTGATTTGCCTGACTGACGGGCCGCAAGAGCGGTGATTTCTTCACCGTCATTGATAATTACGGACTCGATAATACGTCGCGCTAAAGGTAGCTGGTAAGGGCGAAGGGCGTGGTCATCCCCTGGCTCAACGCCTACAAGGGCATCCATAAATTGGATAGTGCGGTCGATAAACCGCTGAACAAATTCTTTAGAAAGTTCATCAAGCTCTTCTTCCTCATCTTCAGGAGGGGGCGACTCGAACTCGTCTAGCTCTTCGTCTTCGTCAAAAAACTCTTGCTCGCTCATATCATCCTTATATTAAAAGCGGTAAGCCTGGGTCAGAAACCCAGGCCGACCGTTGCCACACGGGGAGAAGGAAGAGGCAAGCATTAGCATACACTATTTGTCGACAAAACCATAAATAGATACTAGCGTGTCGAACGGCGATGTAACTCGTCTACTACAGCGTGAAGTGCTTCTGCCCCTGCCAATGCTTCGTCAAGAAACTGCTGACTACGATGCTTAGAGAACATAGACATGCAGCGACCTATTTCGTACAAAGAGTTTTCTACCCACATCTCTAGTTCTGTAGTAGGTATCTTAGCTACTCTCTTAGCTACTTTTTCAGGGAACGGTTTTACCCATGGTTCAGCCTGTTTCTTAAAAATCAATTCCTGGCGCCCCTTCTTCTCGGTGCTCATCCCTAGCTCCCATAGCCCTAATAAGCAGCAAGTCAACGTCTTCATCTGTTAATAAATGAGGGTCGTCCACTGTCTTGAAGAGGATGCCTGCATAGTAACCAGGCTTGGTAAAGGGCACTCTAAACACTAGGCAGTGACCCTTACGGAAGGGGATATCTGTTTCTTGAGTATGTCCAATTTCTACAATAGGCAAAAAGTGCCGATGGTAGTAGTACAGCTTTCCGCCGTATAGTGGTCCGAATGTTTTCATAACTCTCCTTAAGAGTTAAATAGTACCCTAGTTTGCTCAGGCATCATATTAGGGTCAAAGGGCCCCATGTCGTCGTGGCTATCTAGTCCAGAGGCTGCAAGATAGCGCCCCGTAGAATTGCTGGCTTTTAAATCGTTCCACATATCGACAGGGATATCGTTGTACTCCCACCAAGTCCCGTCACGAAACTTAACAACGAGCTTCTCTGCTTCTTTGCTATAAGCAAGTTTTAACGCTCTCGGGCGACTGGGATTACTCGTAGGAGCGGTCATGTTGTTATAGGTAGGGGGAGTGCCGTAAGTATCTTGGTCTTCGGTAATGAATGTAGTCGGCTCTTGAGGGTCCATGATTTCAAAGTCTGCGTACACCTTTTCATACGCACGCATGGCAATATTCTGCACACGGTTCAACCTGTCTTGAGAACCTGTGTAGTAGTTCTTTTGCTTTTTAAACTTGGTCATTATCCCTCGCAGGTATGAAAGTCAGTCTCTGTCTCTAGTACTCGCTCAAAGCATGAAGCGCATCGTAACCATTTAGGGGGCACATAATTATTTTGAGCCGTTCCGCCTAGAGGTATATCATCCCCATATTCAGTGGAATCGTAAGCATCAACAATCTCTGGTTCACGAAAGAGCTCGCGTGGAAATGGGCCTCGAGGGTTTGCTACCTTATCTGGTACAGGATGAACTTGAACCGCGTTATGGCGGGTCACTTTCATTTTGGGCTCTTAGGCGCTGTCTTTGGTTTTGTTTGTGTTGGTTCTACCAAAGGGAAGTGACCAGCAGATGCGCGGTCACGAAGCCACACAGGAAGGCAAGAGGCGCAATAATTAGCTGGGCTAACGCCTTTATCTGCGTGTGTGTAGTCCGCAGGATTGTCGCAGTTATCGCATTTCATAAGATGAGTATAGCAAAAAAGCGGGCACGAATGCCCGCTTTCCTGTTAAGTAAGTTTACGCCTTTGGAGCGTTAGCGTTAATGGTCTTAACCGCGTCAGCTTCTGCAGTAGCGATGCCCTGAGCTACAAGTGCCTCTGGGACGCCAGTCTTCTTAGAGATAGCGTTTGCTACGGAGCTGGGGTTGAGCTTTGCAAGGGCTGGTACTACCAAACCTGCTGCCAAGGCCCAAAGGACAGACTTATAGTCGTGGTGTCCAGGGGTCTTAAGGGTGACACCAACAATACCTACTGCGGTACCTGCGGTGCCGTAAATGTAGTGCTCTACATATGCAAGATACTTCTTGTTCATAGTTCTCCTTGATAGACGGAAAGGCCGTGGGCCTGTTCCAATCGTACCATTAAAGACTGTCGTCGATATGCTGCTCGAATCGACCTTCCAGCTTTGCTACCTTCTCCCCAATAGCAATCTGGTCAGTACGAAGCTCTTTAAGCATAGGGATAATCTCTTTATTAATCTTATCGTGGATGGAACCGCCACCATTAGGGCGCAGCTCTGAAAGGTACTTTTTAACGAGCCATTTGATACCCGCTGCCGCAGATACGACTATTGCGATTTCAGCTGAGGTAACGCCAATCCATGCGTCAATGCTCACAAAACAACCACTCTCTATAGTAATTTTATTATAGAAGTATAGTTGTCCGTGTAAATTTCACATTTAATAGTATCTATTTATACATTATTATCGGCGTGTTTGTATGCGTTAAAATAATATTTGTTGTTCAACTTGACTTAACCTGTAACTCTCGTGCTACTGTTGAGTACGACAGAGGTGCTAGCGATAGCGCCTTCGCCAACTGAGAGGAGCAGCGATGCTCAATATCAGACTTAATCTCACGATTAATCTAAGAAAGGTGTTTGCAGCGGGGTTGGCAGGATTTATATTCTTCGCCCACTTGTTGACACCAGCGTACGCACTGACAGTATCGGTCAAGGAGTCGTTACGGGAAAAGCCTGTAACAGTAAATCTCGCCTATCTGACAGTAACTACGACCAAGACGCAAGCAAAGCTGGATATTGCCAGCTCTTCGGTCAAGTACTTTGACCCACAGACGCTCGCCTTCCTCACCGTGTATGCCAAGGGATGGAAACTTAGCGAGTGGTCCTGCCTTAATAACCTCTGGAACTCTGAGAGCCACTTCAATCCAAAAGCATTGAATATGGGGTCTCGCGCATTTGGTATCGCGCAGTTCTTGCCAACAACCTGGGAAAACTATAAGGTTGTCAAGACATCAAGTGCGAAGCTACAAATCCAATACGGACTACGATACATTCAAATGAGATATGGGAGAGCATATGACCCAGCAGGTGCATGCGTTGCATGGAAGTTCCACCAAAAGAACGGATGGTATTAAGGCGCCATATTTTGATGGCACCCAACCATGTGCACAAACAGACCCCGAATTGTTTTTCCCCGAACGAGGCCTAGACGCAATCAAATCTAAAAAGATGGTCAGAGTCATTTGTGGAAGCTGTGACTTTACGGCTGAATGTTTGGAATACTCTTTAACAACAGATGTGCTCGGTACGTGGGGCGGCCTCCTAGAAAAGGAGCGTCGCGCCATTAAACGAATGAGGCGTAAAGCGTCATAAATAAAAAGCCCCTGATTGCTCAGGGGCTTTTTTGTATTCGCTATTAGGAAGCGAAGTATGGTGTGATGGTAATTGCAGAACCTGCAGATACCGAAGCAGTTCCACCAGCAACTGATTGGGTCTTGATGGTGTTTGCACGAGCAGCAACCTTTGCGGTAACTCCTGTGATACCAGAGTGAGCTGTGATATCCGCGTGAGTCTTAGCAAAGCGGAAGTTGTTAGCGTCTGGAACAACGGTGATGGTGTAGGTACCGTTAAGGTCAGCATCGTATGCTGCTGAACCTGAACCGTTTGTAAAGCCAGCGATTGTTACTACGTCACCAACTGCGTATCCGTGACCTGTTGATGTAACGGAGGCTACGTTAGAAGCAAGTGATGCGCCAGTAATTGCTGGGGTAACTGCAGAGGCGGTTGTGACAACAAGCTCTGCATCGTTAAGGGCCTTTTGAGCATTAGCCAAAGGAGCACCAAGAACGCTAGGAACCTTTACATAGTCAACGCCAGCAACAAAAGCACCGTCGTTTGCGGTCAACTCGTCCGCATAGCGAACGCGACCTGAGATGTTGATGTAGCTACCCGTTCCTGAAGCAGAAACTGTAAAGGTGTAGCGGTTTGCAGAAGCAACAGTCAAGTTAGTTCCGTCAAGACCAGTGCCAGTAATGTTTACTGTGTCGCCTGCCTTAAGGAAGTTATTTGGAGCTGTGTAAGTCTGTGTGCTGCCATCGCCAGAAGCTTGGGTGATGATGTATACGCCCTGGTCTGAAGATGTGAAAGATGGGTATGATGCGTAGCCAGACTCTGCAATAACATGGTTATCCATGTGTACAGAGCGTGTTGGGTTGTTACCAACGGTTACTGCAACATCTCCATAAGCAAGGCTTGAGCTTGCAACCTGAGTAGTTGCTGACCACTGACGGTCGTAGTCTGAGCCACCGATGTTTGATACTGAGCCGTTACGCTCATCGTTTGGCTGAATTGGGAAGCTACGCCATACGAAGTCTACTGCAAGGTTACCAGCTGAATCTGTAGCGTGGCCATCTGCGTTTGTTCCGCCAGCCTGTGCTGCAATAGCAACGGAGTAAGCTCCTGTGCCTTGTGCAGAACCCACAGCTGCGGGTGAAGAATAGCTTGACATTAAATTACCTCTCTAGAGTTGGTTATAACCCCATGCGCGTTGGGGCATATTAAGTTTACTGTTGGGTGTTTTAGGCGTCCCCCTAGACTAGGAGGAACTTTCTCCGTTAGCGCCTCTACCAGGAGTGGCATAAACGCCTTTTTTAGCACGAGTATTGGGATTCTTTTCGACAAAGAACTTTCTAATGCCAAACCGAGAGTCAGAGACCGTAATTGGTTTAGCAATACTGGTTTTGAACTCGGAACGTCGCTTCATACTGACCATCGGTTCCATTGAGCGGATTGAGTCTTAACACCTGTTACTGAGCCATTAGCACGAGTAAGGGCATCTCTGAATTCCCTATCACTCATCTTGGTACGTTGAATATTCATTTGAGTCATGGACTCAGTAGCCAAGTCTTCCTTGGGCGCCAAATTTTTTCTTTTAGCCATTTTCTTCTGATGCTTTTGGAGCATCTCCAAAGTTTGCACTAACGCCATTTCCAAGAGAAATAGAATTAAATTGTCGTGGCCCAGCGTGGTCTTTAAGAACACGAGAGGAGTAGTCCATTGTTTCATGTTGACGCTGCTGCGCGTTTGAAGCAGCTTCCTCTGCTTGAGAGTGCTTAAGCTTTGCCATCTTAGTCTCTTGCTTGCGAGTTAAAGAGCTTACTTTTAAGTTGCGTTCGTGGGCTTTGTCGGCCGCACCCTCTGCCATTGCACTCTTGATTGCGTGTACACCGATGTCAACTTGTCCTTGGTGCGTAATAAGAGCGGCTCTATCTGCGGCACTAAGACCACCAGAGTTTTTATTTCCGCCAAATACTGCCTTTGCTGTTTTACCTATTGCAGCAAGTTTTCCAAATTGACGGGCGCCACCTGTAGAAGGGGCCTGATTAAAATTAAATGCTGATTCGGTCATATCTAATGGTCTCCTAAAGTCTGACCTTTTTCTGCGTAATCAAAGTGTTTTTCTTCGCATTCACGTGCCAATGACGGGACGACATACATCGTCCCGCACAGGCCACAGGACCAGCGGTTAAAAGCTGGCTTATGCGTGATTGAAGATTTCCTGCCATGTCTTAGGGCCAACAATTCCATTGGAATCAAGGCCTGGGTGACCATCTTGGATAGCAAGAATTGCCTTCTTAGTTGCTGGGCCATATTGACCATCAGCGTCAAGGTCCAAAGCTTCTTGAATAAGCTTAACGGCATCTCCAGTATCACCAGGCTTTACTTGTCCTGGGAATGGAGGAACTTGCTTTACTACAGGTGTAGCGGGGTCAGCATGAACGCCGTCCTTATAGACTGGGCGACCAAAGCCAACAACAGAAGCCCATAGATGGCGCTTGTTATCAACCTTGTATCCACGGACGTTCATGGCGCACTCGCCACCGTTGTTTGGTGAGCCTTTAGGCTTTGAGTCAGGGGTAGTGTTTCCCTCAACAGTTGTGATAGTTCCATCGCCATTGTCTTTGACCACAATGCCAACATGTTGGATTGGGCTGTCAGGCTTAGCTGCTGGGATAAAAGAGAAGTAAACGAGGTCGCCTGGTTGTGGGTGTGCGTTAGCTGCATCTGCCCAAGCCCCTGCCTTCTTAAACGCTGCTGCACCTGCTGGGGTGTAAACAGTATTAGGAAGCTTTACTCCTGCCTTATCCGCGCACCACATCATCAAACTTCCGCACCATGCTTGGAA